GCCGAGCGCAGTACGGACGGTGACGAGGTACTGGTATACGTTGTCCTTCGTGAGGGCAATCGCAGTAGCCGCGTTGATCTCGTACGTCGCACCTCCGGCGATAGCACCGCCAGTGTAGCCGGACCCCGAGAGGTCGGTGATGGTGATGCTGGTGCCCGAAGTGTACGCGGTGACGAGGTAGCCGGTCGTGTGACCTGCTGCCTTGAAGTAGCCGCCGACCATAGCCGCCGTGAAGGTCGTGCCGGTGCCGGTGACGACGCCGGTCGTAGCTGCTACGGCGACGGTACCCGTCGAGTAGTCAGTTCCGATGGCGTTCTCGAACTTCACGTTCTTGCGCATGTACGAGAGCAGATCGGTGTCGATGAGCTCCGCCATGTCGCGCTTCGTGTTCGAAGCGTACTCCGTGATGGCCGCGATATCGTTCTGCATCTTGTCGATGTCGTCAACGATGAACGCGAAGTACTTCTGCTGGTCGATGACCAGGTCCTCCGCCGTTGGGTTGAGGTCCTGCTTCACGAGGGTCATGCCCTTCGTGTAGGTGGACAGAGCGATGCGCGCTGCCGTGCGAACACGGACGCGATCACCGAAGTCCTTGATGGCTCCCTCGTACTTCGTATTCGTAATCCACGGATACAGAGTATCGTTGTAGAGAAGTTCTACGAGCTTGAGGGAGTACTTTATTGGCGTGAAAGCCGCAAGTGACTGCATAGTAAGCTAGTTAGAATTAGTCAACTAGCGAGGTAGAGCTTTACTCTCCGAGCTTCCCGGCTTCCATATCGGCTGCGAACTCCTTCGAGAGCTTTGCGAATTCGGCAGGGTTCTCCTGGCGCATCCGGTCCCACTCCTCCAGCGTTCGCGATGCAACGTGCTGCGGGGCCTGGCCTCCGCCCGCACGCTCCATGTCGATACGTTCCGAGCGCTCGCGCTCTTCCGCGGCACCCATCTCGTGCGCTTTGTCGAACAAGTGAACCTTCGCGACGTCAGCAAGAATGGTCTCGATGTTATCGGGAACATTATGCGCGCGGAAGTACTTGCTCTTGAACTCCTCCTGGGAGTTGCGCAGCTCTGGGTACCTCTCCGCTACCTTGTCGAAGGCAGCGTCGAACTTCTTCTCGTTGAACGTCTCGCGTGCGAACGCAATAGCTGGGTCCTTGTAGACCTGCTCGAGCGTGCGTCGCTCGATCGTCCCCGTGAACTCGCGAAGGTTCCGCTGGGATTCTTCGTCGAGCTCCTCGAAGCCCGGATAGAGTGCCTCACTAGGGGTGCCTGGTTCGGGCGCATCTTCCGATACGCCGGCAAGTGCGCGGAGCCTTGCGGTCTCCTCTCGCTCTGCCCTTAGTTCATCCGCGAGGCGCTGGGCCTCTCGGGTGGACGCTCCGAACTTCTCTTTGTAGTCCACAGGTTCGGCTTCCTGTGGCTGCCGGGTTGGTTCAGGGGCCGGCGCCTCCTCCGTCACAGTTGGAACGGGTACCTCGACGGTTGGCTCTGGCGGAATGCCGGGAGCGGCGTCGAATGCCTCTTCTACTGTGGTTTGGGTATCAGTCATGTGGAATTACGTCCCGTCCTTGCTCGTACCGTCTACGGACCCTTGTCCCGGGGGCCGCGACGGAGCGCGAAGGGTTTGGGAAAATTAAGCACCTTATTCGCCCTTCGCTTCCGCGATCTTCTTAGCGAGAGTCTCGTCCTTCGTGTTCGCCTTGAACGTGATGCCGAGGCTCTCTGCCTCTGCCTCAAGAGCCTTGCGCTCGTCGGTCTTCTCTTCCTCGCTAGCGGACTTGTCCGATTCGGCGTTCACCTCCTCGAGCATGTCTGCGGACTCGCGGAGCTCCTGCGCCTTCGCCTTGCGAGCGTCGACGAGCGCCTTGCGAGCCTCTTCACGCTCCTCTGGCGTCTTCTCCGCAAGGATAGATGCCTCGGCGCGCATAGCAGCGTCCTTCGCGTCTGCGATGGTCTGCTGGCGTTCCTGGAGCGGGCGGTTCTCGTTGATGATGCGCTCCTCACGGGTGAGGGGAGCACCGGAATCGCGGAGAACCTCTACTGGGTCCTCACCCTCGAGGTAGATGCGCTTGTCGGCCTCGGAGAGGTAGTCCTGGCGTGCGCGCAGGAAGGCGTAATCGTTCGGGGTGAGCTCGGTGAAGTGCTTCTGCTTGATGACGTTGATAGCGTCCTCAACCGTAAGCCCTTCGATGCGTGCATCAGCCATAGATGGTTGTGCTACCGGATAATGGCGCTTTGTTTTACCGAGCCGCTTCGACTCGAACCTGGTACCGCCAGGACGGAGATGCGCTACGGCATCGAATCGAGCATGCGCTCGAGGCCGGCTTCGGCCGCTTCCTTCTCGAGCCGCGGGCGATCGAGGAAGCGTCGCGCGTTGCGCAGGAACTCGAGCTTCACCTTGAGGAAGGTGTCATCCTTCGAGCCGAGACGCTGCGCCGGCAGCTTCGCGATGGTGTCTTCTATCTCATTCGCGAAGAAGTCAGCAACGTCCTCGTCGGTGAGGCGGCGGCCGTTGAGCGCTTCCTCCCATTCCTTGAAGGTCTTGCGCTCCTCCTCGTTCAGGTCGAGGAAGCTCTTCACGTCTAGCTTCTTGAGGTATCGGTTGAGGAGGCTCATACGGCAGTTTCCATTACAGGTTCAGGCGCGATGGCTTCTTCCATCTGCGCGCCGGGCGCGAGCGTGGCCTGCGGTGCCGGCATGAGCTTCTGCTCCTCGGCCTGCATGACCTGGTCGATCTCCTCCTGCTTCCATCCGAGGAGCTCGAGCTTCTTGCGCTTGTTAATCATCATCGCGACAGGGTTGTCCTTGAACGCGCCATCGACGAAGCCGGACTTCTGGAGCGCGAACTGGTCCTCCGCATCCTTCTCCGCCTTGTAGACGACCTTGCACTCGTAGCCCTTCGGATTCTTCCAGTCGGTCGGGAAGATGGTCTTCTCGCGATACTCGCCGTCGTTGCCCTTCTTGTAGAGCTTCATCTGGCCGGAGCTGTTCGCGTTCAGGAGCTCGTAGAACAGGAGACCGGATTCCTTCCATGCGCGGCGGTAGTTCTTCGCCGTGACCTCGTTGCGGCCGGTGGACTGCGCGAGGTTGAGCTTCACTTCGCCGAGAGTCTGCTGCGTCTCCGGTGCGACGCCGCGCTCGGTCGGGGTCTGGGCCACAGAGGACTGTATGAGGTTCTTGAGCCAGGTGATTTGATTCGCGGTATCGCCGAGCGGCTGTATCTCCATCTGCTTGATGATGTCTTCCGGCTTGCCGGGCACGCCGTACATGCCGAACGGCTTCGGGTCGAAGGCCTTCGGCGAGAAGTTGCCCTGCATCGTGTCGAAGAAGTACATGCCGAAGTTCCGGTACGCGCGGTTCTCGAGGTCCTGCGAGATGTAGGTGTTGATGACCTTGTTGATGGTACGGACGCTGTCGCCCTTGCCGTCCGGCCAGATGTCGTTGAGGTCCGGGTCGTCGGCCCACGTCACGATCGGAAGGATGTCGATGCCGATAGCCTCCTTCATCGGCTTCTTGTAGAGCACTGCCTTGTCCATCGCGGTGATGACGAGGTGGCGCACGAAGCGGCCGTGCTTGTCGCTCCAGAGCATCTTGTAGCTCTCGTTGATTTCGACGAGGACGTCGGACGCCTGGAACTGGTCGAAGTTGTACGCGCCAAGGGTACGGAGACGGTCCTGGCGTCGCTCCCACTCGTCGCGAGTCTCGGCTGCCTTGAGGATGCCGTGCTTGCTGTCGAGGAATATCTTGAGGTCGCGCTTCCCTTCGTCGAGGTACTTCGGGTTCGCGAGAATCTCGCGGAGCGGCTTGAAGATGTTCTTATGTATGATGAAATTCGCCGAAGACAGGTCGAGCGGGTTCACGAGCGGCGACACGTCGATGTCGTACGGGTCGATGATGTCGCAGAATATCTCGTTGTTCGCCCATCCCCACTTCTTGAAGCTGCGGCCCTGGAGGCCGACTATCTTCTTGTCGAGGTTGTCGAGGAGGTCGAGCTTGAGCCTCTCGAAGTAGTAGCTCCAGAGCTCGTTGATGACGATTTCGCCGTCGACGGAGCGGTTGTCGCGGGTGCGCGACTCGAACGTGAGAAGAGGCGGCTCGTCGATCTTGGAGA